TAGCTGTTCCTGCAACTGTATCTGCAACAGAAGTTGCAGATGCTGTTTGGGATGAAACAGTAGCTGAGCATCAAACTGGTGGAACTTACGGAGCAGAACTAGCAACAAAAGCAGACATAGCAGCTTCAGCATCTACAGATCAAGAACAGGCAGGTTCTGGAAGTGTTGTATATGGAACAGAGACTTCTGGAACATACGTATCAACAGCAGTAAGAGATGGAACTTATTGGCAAATTACAGAAGATGCCACTAATGGTATTACTGTAGAGATGACTTTCAATCTTCCGTCAATAGAACACAGACCTGGTGCTTTTTCTACGTTTGGAAGATACACAGGATTTCCAGCTTTAACTCACCACATTGAACTTTATGCTTACAATTATCAATCTTCAGCGTGGGAACAGTTGGTTGAAGACTTTATGCCTGGGGGAAATACTTCAGATGAAGCATATACCCATGAATATTTTGAGAGACATATTGATAGAGATAACAGCAGCGAAATAAAAATAAGATTAGTACATCATGTTACTTCTTATAATGCTACCCATAACTTATATCTTGACTACGCAGAAGTTTCTTCAATCAACGTAATTACTGGAGCAGACATCGCAGATGCAGTTTGGGATGAGGACATTACTGCTCATACAACTGTTAACAGTGCTGGTGAGGCTATAGGTCTTGTAGAAAGCCCTGTAAGTGCTTCGGACATTGCAGATGCTGTTTGGGATGAAGTCATAGAAGATCATCAAGTAGTTGGTAGCTTTGGATATACAATAGTTTCGCTATTAGGAGTTTCTGGAGAGAATGTACACTGGACAGGAATGACTTTCGATTCAAACAATAATATGACTGGAGCAACAATTACTCAATTCACTGACAAGACTTTGGTAACTCCTAGAAAAGTATGGACAGTAACAGCAACATATAATGCTAATAGTGAACTGACAGATTACCAATTAGTAGAGGTATAACCTTATGACAGGTGCTGTGAATATCGCATCACATGGACGGGCAGGAAAACCGTCAGCAATATCAATAGCCTCTCATGGTAGACTGCTACAAAAGCTAATAGACCTTATACAGTCAATAAGTTGTAGTCTTGGTGTAGTTCTTGGAGAACCAATTACTAGAGCAACTCTAGGATTTCCTACAGGGTTTCATGCAGTACTTACAATACCAGATGGTTCTCATGCAAGTTTAAATGTTCCAGATGGACACCATGCTACTCTTGAAGAACCAACTGAATCTAATGTAACGAAAGGAAGTGATTCATGTTAACACACATTATAGATGATATAAGAGGATTAATAGGAAGACCAGTAGCATTCCATACTCCTACATACTCTGGATGTGGTACTTGTAGCTTAGACCCAGTATCAAATACTTCTACAGATTCTTTTTGTATTACCTGTGGTGGAGTATATTGGATACCATCTTATACTATAACTACAGTTACTGGACATGTGACTTGGGGTCCAGCAGATATAATGAACTGGTATACTGGCGGAAAACAATTTGAGGGGGATTGTAGAGTTCAAATAAAATACCAAAATACAACAAGAGACTTACTTGACAACGTTGAATTTCTTGTAGTAGATGGTAAAAGCTTAGAGATAACCTCTGAAATTTTACGAGGTGTTCCTGAGATAAATAGAGTTTTACTCGATTGTATAGAAAAGGAGAAGGCAGCATAATGGAAAATAGAGAGGGTGTTGTTATAACTGGACTCGACGTAATAGATATTATGAGAGTTGCTGATAAGAAAAAAAATAAGTTTATTGCCTTAACACTACAGGCTATAGAAGAACTTGGACTAGAAAAAGAAGAGTTTGAGATAATTAGAAAACTAGTCTTGGATGGTTTTGGAGATTACTCACGCTCATTAATGAGAGCTCTCTTAGGAGACATAGAGATACCACCATATAATGGCTAGAATAACAAACGTAACACAAGAATGGTTAAAGGATTTAGAGAACCTAGATAGAAACAAAGATATAATTAAGGCTGCTTTCTATAATGTTTGGTCTCAATATGCAGACGAACTTCATACCATCTTAGTTAGTAATTATTATTCTGCACTTGACCAAGCACCGGAGTTTGCCATTCCAGAATTTAGTGATCCATTAGTAGAAGCAATTTGGGATGCAGAAACAATTCAAGCTAGACTAAATGATAGCTTTAGAGTTATTGTAACAATAGATTTAGATACAACCGCTGGAGAACTTTCTGATTATGCTCAAGCTGTAGACCTAGCTAGAACAAACTATAATGTTGGTGGAGATATAGGTAAGGCTTCTCGGTATTGGCAATTTGCAGTTTATGGAAGTGAAGAAAAATATGGTATGACTCTTCAAGATAGATTTGCAGCTATGGAATCACCAGCTCCATATTGGTCATTGATAGAGTATGGAAATGTAGCTGGAGGAGCACAACTTTCTCAAGGGGGTATAGCATATCCTCAGAATCCACCAACTGGATTTGTAGCTCTTTCTGAAAGAGAAGGACAAGACTTTTTAGAGGCTAGACTGAGTGATGAAGTTAGAAAAATAATGGCTGATCTTGAAGCTGAGGTGTATGGTGGAAGACAAGTAGTAGAAGATGCATTTAAGGTAGTTGAAGAACTTGATTTTAATGATGCTAGACCTTATACTCCATCTCCAGTAATTGAAGAGATAAGAACCGCATCAAAATTTTATGACGCGGCAGCTAAAGTAGGAAGTGTTATTGCTGGTGCTTTCAAAAGTATCTTCGGGAGAAAATAATGTATATAGAAAGAAAGCAAGACCTAAGTGTTTACTATCTAATAAAAGCTACATTTACTCCATTAAATCCGTCTATTACAATAGTAGATGAGTTTCCAACTGGAGAACTTGCGTTACCAACTATCTCTATTGAAAATAGTACCTATAGAGTTAAGCCTTTGGAATTAGGAAATAGAATGGGAATAGATATAAGGAAATGGAATATCAATATTTTTGCCGATAATAAATCTCAACGAGATGATTATGGCTACTTGATAAAAAATACCGTTCAAAACGGAATAGCTGTATATGATTATGATGAGGGTTTCCCGCCCGACGTAAGTCCCACCCAAATCGGAGCTATGCACATTCTTGAATTGAGCGTATCCCCAATAAGGATTTTCCCACAACTTGTGAGCAAACTTTATTGGCGGGGTCAAGTTAAACTAGTAGCGCAGTACAATCAAACCACCTAAGTAGGAGGAACTACATATGGCAAAAAGATTAGCGATTCCTTCGAAGGAAACCGAACTAAAGATTGTTGGGCCGATTGATTCATTCATGGCAGCTCGTGTACAAAGAGTTCAACTCAATGACGAAGTACCATCAACGTACATTGATGAGCTTGGAAATCCACGCCATGCAGGGCAGTCAAACAACATTCCAAACGTATCGGTATCTTTCTCCGCTATGGACGTTGGAATCAAAATATTTTCAGTATTAACTGGAACAAATCCTGCCGCCTACCCTGGTGCTGGAGTTGATATTTCAAACCTCTCAGAAGTTGACGCTATTATCTACATCAAAGATGCAACAGCAGCTGACTATATTAAAAGTGGTCACGCTAGAAGATTACAGGTACGTGACTTTACCTTTAACTACTCTGTAGATGGTGAGTCAACAGAAGACTACAACCTTGTAGGCTCTGAGAAACGCTGGTTTAAGAATGACGTAGTTGTTGATAAGTTTGTAACAGGTACTACTTCTTTCAGCCTAGCTGACACTCCGCTTCAACTAAACAATGGTAGAAAATTACTATCTGTTATTTTAGATGGAGATTATCTGGAAGAAGTAGCAGCAGCTCCTTCTACTGGACAGTATAGTGTTTCTGGTACAACTCTAACAACGGGAGATAGTCGAACTGCACAAGTGTTGGCAGTATATCATGCGAATCCTGCTGGTTCAAATTGGTCAGATATTTCTGATACATCAGTACCAGCTGCGATTCATGGTAAAGATGTAGCCATTGAGATTAATTCTCTAGGTATTCCTAGAATTCAATCAGTAACAATCAATGGTGCTCTTCAACCCCAAGAAGTTCGTGAAATGGGTAACAGAGAAACCGTTGGATACCAACGGCAAGTTCCAACTGTTGAAGGTACAATAACTGTACTTGATACAGACACAGAACTACTAGACCTTTTCTTAAATGGTTCTATTGCTTCTGGAGCTACTGAGTTTCAAATTGGACAAGGATGTGTTGTGTCTGGTGTTGACTTAGAGATTATTCTAAGAGACCCTTGTGACCTAACATCTCCGTACATAGTTAAGAAAACAGTTTATGTTCCAGACGTTAGCATTGTTGGAGAAGGCTGGCAGTCGAATGTAAACAACAACGCTTCTACCACATACAACTGGAGAAGTGTTGACTCACAATGTATTGTTTTCAGTGGTGCTAGAGTTTAATAATCTAGTAACTATTTTTTAGAACAAGCCATAAAGGACAGCAAAAACGGGGCTACAGATATTCTAGAGTTTATGACTCATAGTTCTGTAGCCCTTTTAATTTAACTAGATCAGGAGAGGAAGATGACACTAGCAAATATAGAAAAAAATGACGTAGATTTAAATGTACTTTTTAATTATACTACTGAAGTAGAACTGACTTTGCCAAACGGTAAAGATACTATTAAACTCTATCAACGAGTTATTGGCGATGAAAAAAATAATCAGGCTCAAGTACATGCATTAAGAGCTAGTGGAGAACTTCGAGCTAAATTTAAAGATACGAAGTGGGAAGATAGGATTGCCTTTGTTCCAAAACTGGATAACAGATATAAAAAAGAAGAAGTAGTTGAAATCATCTTGGCTTTACTTAATCGTGAAATAACAATAGAAGCAGTAAATGAAGTAAACATTCCAACTAGAAAAGAACCAGATGAAGATTCTACATTAGAAGAAAGAGAAGAATATCAAACATATGTAGATAACTATCCAATTGAATTTAATACGGCAGTAGCTGAATTACTAAAAAAGAAATTTATTGAGAAAAGAAAAGAACTTGGAAAAATAAATAAAGATATTCTAATAGACATCTATCAAAAGTCTTTAATAAATACACACGTTCAGCAACTATTTGAAAAAGAATATTTACTAATGTCAACATATTTTGGAACGTTTCGTGATAGTAAGTTTACAGTACCAGCATATAAAACCTTTGCAGAATTTAAATCTGCACCAACACAAGTAATTGATGCGCTTACTACAAGCTATAAAAGTATAGAAGTAAATTCACTAGAACTAAAAAAATAGCACGGAGTAATGCAATTGCTAGTATGTGGTCGTCTAGCAATTCATTACAACTTCCGTTAGACCCAAGTATAAAAAGCTCTAGGGAACTTCCTTATACTATATCATATGTGATTAGAAAAAGATTACAGATAGATAGCCTTATGGAATTACCAAAAGAAAAGCGACCACCAGATAATATTCTCTGGTCAAATGGCTCTAAGAAATTAGAACAGTGGCTAGATAATGTACTTCGTCCAAACAAGAAAGAAAAAGTAAATGAACATTTACACATTCCTATAGACCAAATAGAAGGATAAAAATATGGCAACCGGAAATGAGATTCAACGAATTATAGCAGAGGTTAGAGAGCTTGCTCAAACTCTTGGAATTGCTGAAACCAGAGTAGAGGAGTTTGCAAGAAACTTTGACAAACTTAATAACATCTCTGGAACATCTAAGATTAAGCAGGAGCTTCTTGATATTACTCAACTGCTTGCTGACCTATTCACTGGAAAGGATATGGTTAGTGGACAGTCAAGAATTTATACACAAATTCATACCCAAATCATGGGACTTGAATCAGCTCTTAGGTCTGCAACAGAGGCACAAAAAGCATTCTTTCAATCAATAAATGCTAATGCTCCTTCCGGTATAGAAAAGGCAGGACCTGAACTTGCTCCACCTGCTGGAGAATCTGCAAAAAAAACTTCAGCAGAAGTTAAAGAATCTACAGAAGAAATACAACAAAGTTGGGCCCGTATGGGAGAACTTGTTTCTAAAAATAATCCTTTTATTACTTCTGAACAAGCTGCTGCAAAACTTCAAACTACTTTTAAAAGTTTAGGAATAAATCTCGATACCCATGTTATAAAGGGATTTAGAGATGGTACTACTCAGATAACTAGATTCGTTGCATCAACAAAAGATGGCGGACCCAATATAGATAGCTTTATACTTAACGTAAATAGGATTGGGAAAATTACTGCAGATGTTTCAGATAAGCTTAATACATTTACTGGAAGAGTTACTAAGAGTATTGCACAGTTTACTCGTTGGTCAATAGCCGCAGCGTTAGTTGCATTACCAATGAGAGTTCTTGGTCAAGAGTTTAAAAGACTTATTCAAAATGAATCAGAGCTTGCTAATATTGGAATCATTCTTGGTAACTCTCAAGACAAGTTAGCAACTGCTTTTGAAGCTGTTGCTGATGCTGCCTACCTATCTGGTGAATCAATTGAAGGAGTTCTTGAAGGATACTCACAGGCTCTTCGTGCAACTGGAAACCTAGAAGGAGAATATTTAAGAATCTCTGTAGCGAATGAACTGCTAACAGATTCTCTTGTGCTATCTAAGCTATCAACATTCAACCAAGCACAGGCTATGGATACTCTTGTTGCTTCTCTAAGACAAGCTGGAATCCCACTAAGTGATGGTGTAGAGCTTCTTGATATGTGGGTAGCTACTACAAAGATTGCAAACGTAGACCTTAGAACCCTAGCAGAATCTTATGCTATTGTAGGTAGTGTTGCTAAATCAGCTGGTATTGAAATTGGTGCTACTGGAAATGAGCTTGTAGGTCTTATTGCCGTTCTTGCAGAACAAACACAGCTTACTGCTACTGAAACTGGTAACGCTCTTAGAGCTGTTATTACAGGTATTAGCACTTCGGCTGCCGCTGATGAACTTCGTTCTTTTGGTGTTTCTGTTACAGATATTAATGGAAAGACTAGAGAGTTCCTTGATATTTCAGAAGACATTAGTCGTCTATATAGTCAAGGATTAATTGATGATGCTCAACTTTCTGCAATCTCTAGAGCTATTGGTGGTGGTACTCGTAGACAAGCACAGGTAGAAGTTGTACTAAAGAATTTAGCTAGAGCACAAGAAATCAATGCCGCTTCTGCTAACTCCAGTGGTGCTGCTTATGAAGCTGTAGCTATTCAAGTAGATACACTACAATCTGCTATAACAAATCTAGGAAACGCCCTACAAGAACTTATGTTTACTTGGGGTGGTGAAGGTGGCTTACTAGAAATAGCAGAAATGACGGTAGAGATTTTAACTGGATTAGTAAAAATAGTTGAAAGTCTAACCGGAGCTATGGGTCCAAGCTTCTTAGCTTTGCTTGGTGTTGGTGCTTTTGCTCAATATGGTAAATCTGGAAAAGGTCCATTCGGTCCAGCAATTACTAGCACTGCTGCTAACAGTATGTTATTCTCTCCCGCTGGAGGAATTGTTCCTGGACAAAGAGCAGGGCTAGCTTCTTCTGCTGGTAAATTTGGACAACAAGCACTACTTGGTGGTTTAGCTCTTGGTGCTAATGTTGCTGCTCCTGCACTTAGAGGAGATACCGATCAAGCTGTTGGTGGACTAGTTGGTACTGTTGTTGGTGGAATTATTGGTGGATTGTCTGGCCCAGGTGGTGCTGTAATTGGCATGTCCATTGGTGGTTCTATTGGTAATGCATTTATTAATTTCCTTGAACTAGAAAGTGGAAAGCTTATAGACATTCTTAGTGGTGCTGATGATACTGAAGATATAACTAAAAAGAATGTTCGTGAAGCAGAATTATCTAAACAGATTGCTACTGAAATTGGTGGTGGTAGTGCTTTTCTTGGAAACCTAAAATCAACGCTAATTACAATGGGAATAGAAGTAGCATCTTGGGGTTCTAAAGTAGGACTTTATAATAACGTTCCTTCTGAAATCATTAGCCTTGCTTCTGGAGATGCTACACAAGAAAAGGTAGCTCTGCAAAGACTTCAATTAGTTAATCCAACAATGTATAATGAATTTCAAGGAGAGTTTGATCCAACTAAAGCGGATACAACTTTTAATAAAAGCTCTAATGAGTTCATGGCTCTTTTTGGACAAGAGCTTGGTACTCTTCAAAAAGAGTTACTATCTAGTACAACAGAGATGGCAACTACTGGTGAAATTTCTGGAAGAGAAGTTGAAACAAGACGTACAGTAATTTCAGGTCTTGATGCTACACTAAGTCAAATCTTTGGTATTTCTAAGTCCACTAGTTCAGGAGTTAAAATAACTCCTGAAAGTATAGAGTCTGTAGCACAGACATATATAACTGCAACAGCAGAACAAAAAGATACTATCAACTCTATGACTAATACTATTCAGAATTATCAAACCCTAATGGACGATGCTATAGCCTCTGGAGAAAGAGAAGTAGCTGTTTCAGATAATGTTACTTATTCTTTAGCAGAACTTGATAAAGAAACCAAAGCATTAGCAAGCGCACAGGCTGCTTATATAGAAGACCTTAGACGGTCACAAAAATACGAAACCTATGATAAGCCCTCTATCGTTAGTGCTAATACTGGTGGCTTTTCTAAAACCGCTCTTCAAATGATTATGGCTAGAGCACAGCAGTATGAACGTAAATATGAAGAAGGAATGTTTGGTGGTGATGATGAGCTAATTGATTCTTATAGAGAGACAATTAGTGATGTTGTTGTTGAATTTGAAAATGGAGTTATGATTCCACTTTCTCAACTATCTGATGAACTTTATGACCTTCCTGCAAGTGCTCGTTCATTTAGAAAGGCAATAGAAGATGCAATAGAAGAAGGCTTTGTGATTGAAGATAATAGAGGGAACGCAGGTTTCCTTGATGTTCCATTTACATCAACAGACCCACTTGGACAATCTATTCTTGGTGGAAGTCTTTATCAACAACAGTTAGCAGAGTTATCTGAAACCGAAGTATACGAAGAAGACCTATCTAATGTTATAGTTACTTACTCTGATAAAACAATGGAAGCAGCAAGACTCGATGCTACAATTATTCAGATGCTTCTTGGTAGTATCGTAGATAATACAGAAGACATGGTAGATGGTATTTATAACTTGCCTACAGATGGAACTTTTTATGTTCCGTTTGCTGGATACCAAGTTGGCTTTGCTAATTCTGGTGGAATTAATATGAGCGATTTACTTGGCTACCTAACACAAAATATAGGAGCACCGCTAAATCAAATAGTAAGCAACACAGCAGAACCTGTAGTAGTTATGAGTTCAGCTGATACTGGTTATGAAATGAGATCAGTACTTGATGATGGGTATTCTGGACTTTCTGAACCATTTGAATACGACCCAAGTTTATATAAATCTGGTCACTTACAATCGTCCCTAATTCCTGGAACTGCTGCATATGAAGAAGCACAAAAACCAGATGAATCTTTAGGGGAGTATCTAATGGGACCTTTTGATATGCTTAGAGAATTACAAACTTGGTTCAATAGTCTTTTTCAATCAGATAGTCACTCAAAAAGACTTCAAAAAGATGGAGATTTTAATCCAAAGGGAGAAGCAACAAGCATAGAAAGCATTCTAACATCAAGTCTAGGAACAATGATGGACGCTCTAAATAGCCAACCAGTCGAAGTAAAGATAGATATTACTGCAATGTTTGAAACTTTCTTAGATGGAGAAAGTGTTGCAACTGTATCTAAAAAATATATTGCAGATGAGTTAGTTCGTAAAGGAACATCTCAAGGTGTTAATATATCCAGCGTAGTTTAGGAGGCCCTTATGGGTTGGAAATTTAATAGTACTAGAATTTATGTACAGCAATTAGAAACATCTAATGAGCAGATTATAGCTAGACTTCAACCACTAGATACTGGAACAGTTTTACATATCTTTGGTTATGATTCTGAAAAGTTAAATCTTGGTGGACTTATAATTACAACTACAGATGAAGAAGCTTTAGTAGCTCTTTCAAAAACAGGGCTTTCTTATACGTTGAGTGGTCCAGAAGGAAACTTAGGAGATTGGTTTGTAAAATCAGTAAAAACAAAAAGGAACGATTACTCGTTTACTAAACTTTTTGATAGACCACTACTAGGTTGTGAAGAACCAACATATCAATTACAAATGGAACTTTATATAGATGAGTAAAAAGCTTTATGCCTCTATTACTGGAATAACAAAACCAATAAGTATCAGTGTATCCTCTGCTTATACTAATGCATCTGATGTAGCAATAATAAAAGCAGAGTCTACTACACTGTCTATTGGAGATGCAATAACAGTTGATATGGGGTATACAGATGACCACGCTATTTTATTTACTGGTTATGTAAAAAGAGTAGAAAGAGTTTATCCAGATAATGTTTATACTGTTACGGCTTATGATGTAATGACCCGTGCAGTAGATTACTTTATTGCTTCTACTAATCCAAATGCTCCATTCAAACGTTCTAAGATTGCTGCGGAAACACTAATAGGAGAAGTACTAGCACTTGCTGGACTAACTAATTATCAAGGGGATGCTACAAACTTTATCTACGGTTGGACTGTTCCTGTAGAAGTAAACTTAATTGGTGCGTATGATTTTTGTAAGCAACTATCAGATTTAGTTGCTTGGCACTTATATGCAGATGTAAATGGAAAAATTTGGTTCGTAGATAGAAAACCGTATGCAGAAGTTGGTGATACACCAACATATACTTTAAACGAAAATAAAATTATAACTGCTACTCGTAGCGACTCTGATGATGACCTAAGAAACAGAATTGTAGTTTATGGAAACAATGGAGTTTTTGCAGAGGCAAAAGCAAGTAGTCCTTATTTACCATCAGGATATTATAAAACTGCTGTAATGTCAGCAACTTTTGTAGACCAACAATGGGTAGCTGATGATGCTGCAAGCTATAACTTATCAAAGTGGAATCGGCTACGCAATTCGTACAACATTTCAGCTTTAGGAAATACTAACATAACAGCACGTAAGATTATAACTGTAGAAACTACACCAATTGCAACACAGGATGATTGGTTTGTATATTCAGTTGAACACCTTTTAGGAACTTCTGGATATACAACAAACATGGAGCTAAGAATATAATGCAAAATTTAGGAGTAAATATTACACTTGAGGGAAATAATATAAACACACATGTTATTTCTTATACTCGAGATGTTGATATTTGTAGCGGAGTGGGAACACTACTTATGGTAGTAGACAAAAATACAACTGTATCTATTGGAGATGCAGTTAGAATATTTGAAGGTGGAACTAAGGTAGGAACATTTTATATTGGTACTACATCTGAAAGTGTTAAAGATGGAACGATTTCTTTAAACTGTCAAGACATGTCTAAGTATCTTCAATCCTATTTTATTGCTACTATGCATAATGTTGGTGGCGGTAGTTCTAAATATTGGATAGAACAAGTTCTTACTTGGGCTAAAGTATCATATAACTTCACTACAGCAAGTAATGGCTATGCTCTTCCACCTAATACTAAAATAGGTTTAGAGTTTGGTTACAATGTTGTACTAACACTTTGTCAACAAAGTGGTTGGTACTTTTATTTTGATGGAGAAGGTGTTTGTCAAATAGGAGAACTATCTACATCTTGGAGTAATCCACAATTTACTTTAGCTGAAAGTGGTGGACTAATCCTTAGTGAACAATTAGTTTCAGATGATTCACAACTTAGAAATAGAGTTGTGGTTTGGGGTGGTTCTGTTCCTGGTGGAACAACTCCATATGAAGTATATACAGAACTAAATGTAACAACTCCTTGGGATAGAGATGCCAACGATAAAAGAACAATCGTATATTCTAATAACTATATTAGAAATACAGGTACTGCTTGGGCTTTAGGAAAGAAATTATTAGATGAGTACTCAAGAACAGTTTCATTAAAAACCTATGAAATAGCGGGAGCATTTGGTGAAACTATAGGAACTATAGGATACTTTGATACTTATATTTATAATGGTACTGGAATAGTAACATCTCTTTCAGCATCAGTATCTTCTAAAGGTTTTGTAACTACTATTTTTGTAGATGAAAGATGCCCAAGACAATTCGGATATTGGTCTCTTGGGGCTGAATATGTTTATGTTGGAACAAATGGAAATGGAATTTGGAGAAAATCTTTAGATAGTTCTACTTGGTCTGACTGGAGTACCGGACTAACAAATCTGTATATAAAAGATTTAAAGATAAAGAGTGGATTATTTGCATGTACTTCAAATGACTATCGAGTTTACTATAGAAAAATAATTGATAGCTCTTGGACAGTATTCTCCCCAACTGGTTTTTTTGATGGCGACTTGGTTGAGTATGAATTAGATACTTTATACTCTGCTGGTTGTGGAATAGATGAAACTATAGGAAAGATTATCTATGGTTTTACAGATAAAACAAACAAAAAATCTTGGATAGTTACTCGCTATCCTTCTGGAGAATACTCAATTACTTTTGTTACAGCAGAGAATGGCGAAGACAGATATATACTTAAGGATGTAGATACAAATACAGTACATACTGTTGCCACTGCTCTAACAATTGTAGATGTTCTTGACCCAACAACAACAGCTTTTGAAGATGCAGAAGGTCTTCCTCAAAGTGTCTTTCAACCTATTACAGAGACTTATTCGATAGACCCAAGATTAGTTTCTTTGGGCCCTAAAGATACAGGAAACGTAACTGTAACTTCTGAACTAACTCTTTCTCAAAGTTTAGCAGTACACTATATTCCTGATGGGATTATGTATGCACTAACTAAAAGTGGGTTATATATAAAGAACTTAGACACAGGCTCTTTATCTTCTTATGCTCATGGTGGTTCATTTACGACAGCAAAAACTTATATTTATCCAGAAACTGATGATTTCATCCATATTATAAATGGAGTAACTCACTGGACATTTGTACCCTCAACACTTACACTAACCAATATATCTTACTCCGCAGTAGGTAGTAATAATATGATGGTTGGAAAAATTGTCTTTCATGCTTACGGAAGTTCAATAGTAGGTGATGGCACTGCTCATCTAATTGCTTACGATGTGACTACACAAACTAATGTGGATGTACAAACTTCTACCCTTTTTGTAGAAGCTACCCCATACACAACTACAAGCACAAGTGTTCCATTTGTTTGTGGTGGAAAAGTATATGCTGGTTCTGTTGGTATCTCCTACACGGATAATGGTAGTGACGTTGATATATCTATAGTTAAAGCAAAAATGTATATGAACTTAGATGGAAGTAGTGGGGGATATACTACAGAAAGTATAATAGCTGAAAACTTTGTTGGTTATAATCTAAGTGCTTCTGGTGGTGCTTCTTATCTAACTAGAAATAAAGGCAACGATGCTTATGTTTATGAGGCTGGAGGGTATTCTTATGCACCAATTCCTTATCTTGGTGTAACAAATATTAGAGCAGAGGCTAGGGTTGCTAACTGGTATACTGGAGGCTCTTCTGAAATTTCGTCTCAAACTTTTGATAGCTCACAGGCAACCGGACTTACTACGTGGGAGTTTGCTCACTGTGATGGAGCAGGTGGTATTAGTTTTGGAGGTGGTGGAGGAACATCTTTTATTGGACGTACTTCTGCACTTGTAGTAATTTCTCACTCTACCGATTTAGTAGCAACATCAAAACATGCTTATGATTTAAAAGGTGGTACAAACTTTAGTGTGAATAGTTGGTTTGGGAGTTATACAAGATATAGTAAGACTATCAACGAATATGATGGAACAATTCTTGCACAGAACGGGTCTCTTGCAATTAAATCTTTAGATTTTGGTGGTAATGAAATAGCTACTCTTGTAGGTGCTAGTTATAACCATGACACTTATGTACACCTTCCAGAACATATTATTGAGTTTGATTTAGGTGCTACTTCTCGTATCTATAGTTATGCTAATCCTGTAACTCTTGGAGATTTACCAGGACCGACTACTAGTGGTGTTGGTGGAGTTGTACTAAGAGCTAATCCAATAGTTGCTTCTGGAGATACCTTTGGTGCAGTAAAGTTTACTACTTACCCACTAGAGATAGAAGTATCAAGGGAAAGTCCCTTTGTATTTTTTGGTGGAATAGTTACAACTTCTGGAAATCCTGGTGGTACAGGAGAAATGTGGTTATCAGCTTATGTAGCATCTGGAAGTTTTGTTTCTGTAGGAGACTTTATTGGATTACCTTTAGACACTATGGGATACTATCCAGACGCTAGAGTTGGAGATGTACTTGGACTTAGCAGTACTTCAACAAGTGGTTGGACGTATGCACAAAATCCAAATAGCTTTGCTAGATATATTTATTCATTGCGTCCATATAGAAGCATACAGCATAAGAGTGGACTCTACTTTAGGGAAGCGTACGACTATTTTGATTCTTGGAAATATTTTGAAGGGTTTCCAGGAACACTTCATAAATGTGAGTTATCAAACTATAAGTTTTCTTCTCCTTATACATTTGTAAGTAGTAGTGGATACCCCTCATACTTTTGGCAACTAAATCCAGGATACGATTCTTCTTTTGTAGAGTATTCAACAGGATTACCAAATGGAAATATTACCGTTATTAGATTGGACGATAGGATATAACTATGCCAGTAACAGATTTTTCAAATGTTTTTTATAATGAGTTTGCAAAACTAAAAAGAACTCTTGAGATACAACCAATTAACTTAGGAGGTATTATTGGTTCTGGTGGTGGAGTTGATGGAAGACCTGGAGGATTTTTAGGAAGACTTCCCCAAACTCGTATTACTTATGATACAAGTGAACTAGCTACTCTTGGTAGTGCTGGTAGTCCAACACTATTAGATAATTTAAATCATATAAGATACAGATTAGGAATTGTTGAAAGTGGTGGAGTTTCAGGACAAATCAATGTAGCTAATAATGGATTTATTGTAGCTTCTGGTATTACTATAATTGATTTTAGTTCGGACTTTAATGTTACAGAGTCACCAGCAGGAGAAGCTAATGTTACTTTTGCTGAAGATAAAGTAGCTATCACTGGCGATTCAATGACAGGCATGTTAAAGATTGATAATACTGGAGTAGAACATGCTCTTGAAGTATCAAACTACGATACTGCCGCCGCTTTTCAATTCACTGGAATATATTTTAATCAGTATAATGATGCTGGTACTCCAGAAGAAATTTCCTATGCAAAAATTTATGGGGCAACTAATGTTGTAACTGATGGTTCTGAAAGTGGTGTTCTCATAATGAGAGTAATGGCTTATGGAACTGAAAGAGAAACTCTTAGAATGGCTAACAATGAGAGTGTTTTTAATGAGGGTGCGATAAATAGAAA